CTCATCCACAAGATCCTGAACGAGACCCTGTTCGCCACTGTGACCTGCGTAGTAAGTTGGAAAGTAAGGACTGGTAGGCATGTTATCCGATCATATCCATTGGTGGGATTGCGTACTTGCTAAGAACCTCAGATTCAATCTTCTCGATCTCTGCAAGTGCGTCTGTGTAGATTTCTCTACCGTTAAGTGTTACACCGCCAGGTAGCTGAACGTTGTTATACTTGATCAAGTTCATACCCCACTGTCTCTTCATTAGAGCAGTAGCATACTTCTTGACAAACATATCGTTGTTCATCTCCGTAGCGTCTGTAGGATCATTGAGACGATGACACTCAATAAGAACATTAGTTCCTTCTTTGAGGAAGTCTTTGTCGATATCCAAGTACAGACGATCACGGCGTGCTGTAAATCTAAACTGCTGGAAAGATCCATTGTTTAGAACCATATCTAGAGTTTCTAGATATTGTTTATGCATATAATAGTTGAGAATATCAATAGATCCAAATGCATACAAATCATTTAGATATAACTGATACTCAACACCAAAAAGATTTGAACGGATTGAATTGCTGACAAGACCAAAGACTCTTGTAATACCAACTACATGGTCTGGAATAGGAATGTAGTTTGTAGCTTCTTTCCAGTTAGTAGAACCTTCTGTAGTTGTTACACTAGCAGCGAACCTTGTCTTATCATCAGCAGTGATTTCGTGGTATAAGTATGCACGCTCCATACCGTTGTAGCAGTTCTCTTGGAAGAACTGAAACGTATCGTCTATTACATTGTTGACCTGTTCGTCATCAATATTAACTTGCAACACGGGTTCGCCAAGTTGCCTCTTGCAATATGTGATGAGTTCAGCTCTAGAACTTGGAGATGCCATTACACACAATAATCCCTTCTTTTATATTTAGGGATTATTCTGCTGGTGCCTCTGCAGGGGGTGCTGCTGGTGCTTCTTCTTCTCCAGCAAGCAGTCCAATAGTCTCTAGACCACCCTGAAGTTTGATTTTATATTCTTTTGCTTTAGCTAGATTCTCTTCTAGTTCACGAATCTGCTTTTCCGTGGTAGCAATTTGCTCCTCGAAATTGGACTTAAGTTGTGCTGCATCGACTGCCATGTTTATCACCGAAAATAGTGTGTACTGTATTTATTAGGTTGGAGAAACCCTGTATGAATACTTGTCGTCAACAATTAGTGACGGCATAAAATTCATAGAGATAGAGACTCTGCCATCTTTTTGGTTGTCAGAATAACCATGAGTGAGATTAGATTGCCATAGCATTAACTCTCCTTCGCTGGGATGCATAATAACATCGCAGTTATATTTTCCCAACTTATTCATGTCTGCCAACAATGAAATTGATGGTGCTTGTGAATGAGTAGAACCATCTGGATGTCTGAAGAAAAGCGGTGCATGTCCTTCTTCATGACAAACATAATATGTTCCTGAGATATATGCATTGGTATGGAAATGTGGATATTGACTTCCACCAGCATCACAAAGATTCAACCAACTATCTGTGATGATCATTCTCTCAGGAAGATCATATCCTAAATCATCAGCAACAAAAGAAGTACATTGATCTTCCAACCATTGCTTAAACTCTGACATTTCTTCTCTGTGTAGAAATGATCTACCAGATGTATTGTCATAATGATGTAGTTTATTATTCATTGTATTGGTGAGCATATTTTCACCTTGCATCATGTCAACTACTTGTCTCTTTAATGCATCACGGTCTGGATAAAATTCTCTGCCAATAGCTTTGGGAAAAATGTCAGTTAGATTCATTCTTTTTCAATACAAAAATATTCACGCCGTTCCACCAAGAATCGACATCTTCAATTTCACCAGTGAGAATACTTCTCTCATATAAAACTGTAATATTGTTCTCATCAATAAACTCTTTTGTAGATGACAATACACCTTCGAGGTTTGCATCATCAACAACTAAGATAAATTCATTTTCTGTATATGGGAGAATATGATTCAAACAACTCTTTTGAGTATTCAATTCGTGGTCTGCGTCATAGAAAATAGTATTAACTTTTTGATCTAGATTCTCTTCTGTAGCTTCACGAATATCACCATTCAAAATTGCAATATTACTATTGTCTGTCCACACAGACTTAACATTCTCAATGAACGTTTCAATAGATCCCTCTTCATCATCCCATGGAATATCTTCTCTGATAGGTTTGATGTCTACATCATGCCAATGATCTGCTGCATATGCAGTAATATCATTTCCTTGAATTGCTGCACAGAATGTACTACCATTGTATACACCAATTTCTAGATACTTCGTATCTTCATATGAGCAAAGATTATTGAGAAAGTGTCTTACCTTGTCAGAAGTGAGACCCTGAATGTTGTGATTAAACTTTGACTCTCCTTCAATAGCTTTGTCGATAGAGTCAAGACATCTTGTTACAAATGGATGACACACTCTATCTTGTTTTTTGAGATGTGCCTCAACAACTGTATCGCAATAGTTGCATTCCCAGCAATCAAACTTACAGTTTTTAATTTTATCTCTCCAGATGTCAATTGGTCGATCTTTCATATTAAGATCTTCCATGTATACATTCATACGTGGGAAGAGAATTTCATCACCATCGTTCCATTTTTTAATGATGTCCATAGACTCCATCAGTCTGACAGCACTTTCTCTACCATGCATCTTGAATACATCAATGCCTAGATCGAGAAACTCTTGCCAATCTTCTCTCCACGGTGGAATGTTTGCTGCTTTAAGAGATGCAGATGATTCTGTTACATCCCAAGTAGAACAAGATACTCTACTGATTTCAGAATTAAAATATTGAGGACTATCATCTCTTGTACAATTATATTGATAGTGCTCTGGCATAATAGGACAACCACCCCAGCAGTTTTCATTAGCTAGCAGTGATAGTTTTACTGGTTTGCCAATAGATGCACAATATTCTTTTGCTTCGATAACTCTGTTGAGAGCATCTCTATCTCTCATCAAATCTCTATCAAGATTTACATAGTGAAATCCTGCCCTAGCACAAGCAACAATTTCATTTGCTTTTGTAACTTCTCTAAGGATTGTGTTTTTGATAAACAGTTCAGGAAATTCTTTTTGAATTTGTCCTGAAGAAACCCATGATGTATGAGGTAGAGTTACAATACGAACACCCTTATCATACAAAGGTTTGAAATTTTCTATCCACAGATCTAGATTTTTTTGATCTGGTCTAATCCACATATTATTAAATGTGGCAGATAAAGGAATACCTGTCTCTTGAGAAATAAACAATGCATTTCTTGTAGTTCCACTAATAGGATCAACTACAAAAATATCACCCATCGCATCCTGTGTAAAAGGAGGAATGCGACAGGTAAAATATAGATCGTAAATTAAATGCTTATGCTCAATGAGGAATGGTATAAAAGTTTCCTCAGCAAATTTTTTATCAATCTTTGGATTGATCGGCAGACTGAAGACGCTTGTCATTGAGTTCATCACGGATTTGATCTAAGAGTGGAATGTTAAGGTTGTTCTCTACACCATGGAATGTAGGAACTTGAACGTCAGGAGACTCAGCATACGCTTGGAAATACTTCTCTGTTCTTCCCTGAATCTTATCCATAGAGATTTTCATCAGACAAGCATACTGAGATGCAACATCAAGAATGCCAACTTGGTCTTCTTCTTTCATCATAGCAATAGAATCCATGTTGCCAACACCGACTCTACCATTTGCCATAATATCTAGAGCAGCTTGTTTACCAAGTCTTGCAATCCAATACTTTCTTTCATCTTCTTCATCCCATTCAACTGCATCTAGTAAATCTTGTTGTGTTAGACCTTTGTCTTTAACATAGTCTAAGAAAACTTGCAGTTCATACTCTGCTTGACCTTTTCTTCTATTCCACATTTCTTTGTCAAGTTCAGCAAACTCAACTTCCGCTGCAGCAAATTCAATTTCAAATGGATCTCCACCTTCTGCTTGGAGTCTCTCTAATGTAGCTTTGTCACGACGCAAACGAATATCTCCTTTCTTTTCATCAAGGAGCATTTTTTCGTATTGGTGTGATCTGTTTTCGATTTCTAATAAAACTTGTTTTAGTTGTCGATCTTCTGTGACATGTGACTTAATCACATAGTCTAAAATTTGATTCTTCGACATACCAAGAGATACCCTTGTGGCAATATCCCTAATCTCTTTATCTGTAATTACACTCATAATAAATCAAAAATTAATGATTAGAACTTAATACCTGGAATTACCTCTTCTCTGATATAAACACCATCAGTCAATGTGTATTTATTTTCTTCTCTTGCCTGTTGTTCTGGCATCGGAAGACCGAGATACTTCTCATATAATCTATTTATCTTCCTAATTGTATCGCAATCTGCAAACTCTTTCTTAAGTTCTGCAGACTTAATGTAGAGTGCTTTTACGTTTCTATCGTAAGCAGATCTCTTCTCTTTAATCTTTGTTTTTAAATCAGATGGAGCAACACCTTTAGCTACTGACAGTTCTCTGATAATGTAATCATTGTCATTATCTACATCATCATTTTGATAGTCCCATGTCTTTTTCTCTAGAGCAGTGACACCTTCATCTAGAGCTAAGAACCTTTGCTCAAAAGTTTGCTCAACAATTAATTTTGCCAAGAACTTCATAGTTCTTAGAATAGTATCATATCTTTTCTGTGTAACAGGAACTGCTGCTTTTGGTCCTTCAGGTGCCATGTCAGCATAAGATAGATTATCAAAATCTGCTTCTGTCTTTAATTCATCAGAAGGAACTTTAATGGTAGAACGGATGTCACCAAGACTTCTCATACCAAATACTGCCATCTCTTTGTCCATCTCGACAAATCTATCTGACAGAGAATTAATTCCATTAATGTCTTCAGAATCCAACGAGAAAACATACCAATCAAGGACAGAGTTGATTGGTTGGTATGAAATTAATTTTGTTAGGTCTGGGAGTTTACCAACGAAATATCTTTTAGACATGTTTAAATTCCTGTATATCCTGAAGCTAAAGTACCGTATTCAATAGCAGCACCAGATGCTCTTCCAGGTGTTCCCTGAGAGTTAAGACTGCCGTTTAATCCAAATGAGTGAGTGGAGAAACTTACCTGACCACCAGTATTGTTCTGACCACCGTCATACATACCGTTCATAAATCCATGAGTATTTCCAGTGTGGAATGTTTCTTCACCAGTAGTTGCTGGTTTACCAACAGATCCTAAGTTAGAACCAGTAACGTCATCTCTTCTGGAAAGTGCAGCGTTAGTTCTATAACCACCTGCAGTATTCCAATAAGAATAACCTAAACGGGAGTTCCAAGTTTTGTTTGTTCCATCAGTTCCAGGAGCAGAACTCCATCCAGACCAAGACTGAGTTGCCCAGTCAAAGCTATATCCACTACCACCTTGCTTATACCAACCTTTGGTTTCGCCATAACCACATGCAGGGTTGTCACCACCAGTAGATCCACCACCACCAACAGTTGATACACTGTCATTGGTTAAGTCATATCTGTCTGGATTATTGTTGTTGTTTCCACAAACATATGCATACTTAAAGTCTCTCTTCATAACAGAAGTTCTGTTTCTGGAAGTCTGCATCGATGTTGCAGCACCAGTGTTAGACTCAGTAACCATACTGAAACTAGAAACATAGTTACCAGTGTTATTCCAACCGTTTGCTGTGCAGAAAACATATGCTCTCATAGCAGCGTTTTGAGCACCTGCCGTATATGCGTCAGATTGGTCTAGTCTGTCACCAATATTGGCGTTACTAAACGTTGAGTGTGTGCAACGGTTGATGTTTCTCCATGCAGCACCACCTCTATATCCTGCTGCTGGGTATCCTCTGGTAATATTGAAACCCTGAGAGAATTCAACAATGTTTTCCCAATAAGCATTAGTACCATCTGATTTCAGTGTGGCACCAACTGTGCTGTTTTCACCAGCACTTTCGGGAAACTGTGGCGGTAAGGTTGAGAATGGTTGACCATTCACAAGCAAACTATTATTGCCAATATCAATATTACCACCGAAGGTACAGGAACCATCCGTATTCAACGAGATGTTGGGATTGGTTGAACTACCTGCGGCAGTATATTTAAGTTGGTCTACTCTTAATTCTGAAGCCATGGATAATGGGATCTCCTACCGTTAGTATTTAGACGATGTTCCAGCTGCCACCATCAGCAACTGTGATCACAATATTGTTATTTATAGTGATAGGACCGAAACTACCGCAGTTTGTTCCGTTAGGAACAGTGATGTTCTCAGCAACAACTTGACTGTTAGCTTTGAAGATACCGTAGGAGTCGATCCACTGCCTTACGCCGTTAGCGTAAAGAACACTGGTGTTTGCTTGGTTGACGAAAGTTTGACCTTCGACGTTTACAGATCCAGCAACATGTAAATCATATGTTGGATTTGATTTCTTAACACCAACTCTAGACAATCTATAGATGTCATTACCGTTAGATGCTTCAGTCCATCTGGATGTTACAAACTCTTGGTTGTTCTGGAAGAACTGACCATTCAAGTTAATGTCACCCTGAACATTCAACTGATAGTTTCTGTTGGTGTTATTAGTTGGGTCAGTTCCAGAAGTTGCATTTGTGTTAATAGAAACTCTATTGTCACCCTTAACTAACAATGCAGGTGTTCCGTTCCAGGAAGTTCCACCACCACTAGTAGATGCAGTGATTTCAAATGCATTACTATGTCCAATCTGGTTACCAATTCTGAAGTTTCTTTGACTGGAAGAACCTAAGAAGTAGAGACCAGCACCAGAGTTATCATTTGCAGTGTCGAGAGTAACGTAATTTCTAAATCTAGATTGTCCGTTAACATCCAACTTATAGCTAGAACTTGGGGTTGAAGTTGCAATACCAACTGTGCCAGTATAATCAACGGTCATTGCCTCAGTTCCAACAGTTAGTGGAACCTCGTTACCACTTCTGCCAGGATCAACCATGAACGAAATGCGTCCATAACCAGACCAAAGTGCTAATCTCTCACTACCTCTATGATCGTAAAGTAGACCACCTCTTACAGCATCGTTATAAGTGAATGCCATACCAAACTGAGAATCAGCACCGCCAGAACCATCTACCCAGTTACCATTAAACTGAGCAAAGTCAATTCCATGAACACTGCCATAACCATTGAAGTTAGAAGGTCTCATTCTCAACTTAACGTATGACTCACCAGCACGGTTAGTAAATACAGTCTCGCCAATACCAATCTTATTCTCAGAAGCATCAACGAATAATGTATAGTTGTCAACGTTAAGATCAGAAGTTAATGTTGCTGTATTGTTAACAGTTGCTGTTCCACTAACAGTGAGGTTAGAACCTGCACCAGTTAGGACAAGCGAACCAGTCATGGTATCGCCAGTCTTAAGAACGTTAAGTGATGCAGCACCAGTTAAGGTTGCAGTAATTGTGCCAGCAGAGAAGTTGCCAGAACCATCACGTTGTACTGCGTAGTTAGAAATGTTAGAAGAACTAAACTGGATATTACCTTCGTTCCATGCTCTCTGACCATTGATAGTAAATGCATCAGCATTTAGAACTGTCAATGCCAATGTA